TCGTTAGTTATGAATGTGTCTTGTTTTGGAAATATAAATGTGTGCATACTCTATTATATAAATATAAGTATGAAATTTATAAGACTTTTAATGATAAATTTATTAAATTACAGCACCTCTAATATCATTATCTGGAAATTTAACTTCAAATACTGATGGATCTAAAGATGGATATATAATCTTATTATGTGTTGCTTCGGATAAATTATATTCATGGGGTGAATAATTTCCGTCATTTTGATTAAGATTTTTAAATACTACTTCAGATATAGACTGCACTCCTTCAACTTTCGCCAATTCTAATTCCAATTGATTAATATTAATTGGTTGATTAAAATACCATTTATCAACATTAAAGAAATCTTTTGCTTTTTGTAGACATTGATCTAAAACTTCTTTTTTATTAAAATTATTATATACTAATATTTTAAAATCTACTCCTATATTGATAATATAACCGTCAATAATATTGATACTATCAGATATAATCTTATATTTTTGTAAATAATGTCTGATATTATATACCAATGCGTCATTGGTTTGTGTCAAGTTTTTATTTGAATTATAACTCAAAACATATAAATTTAAACTAAATGGATTAGAAACATCAAAATTTACTTTTCTAAAGTTATTTTCTAAACTATTATTAATCAATGTTGTTTGATTTTCATTGTTTACAAATCCATTTAATAATGTTTGATTTGTAGAAATTGATAAATCGGAATTTGGTATCACCATTACTTTTGCAATAGAACCAAATCTTGGGGGTATAGAATATATTCTTGAAATATAATCATCTACGGTTACTGTTCTGTTTTGTGAACCAAAATTAGCCAAAGCATTTTGTCTAATTTCTTCTACACTTTCTTGATTTTGTCCACCAACTGCGGGATTTGGATTAGATATTCTAAATGAATTTTTAACAGTAGTTAATAATGAATTTTGAGAAGGATTTAATCCTGATACATCATTTAAATATGTAACGGATGATATATTCTTAATAGTATCAGATGGTGAATTTGATGTTAAACCACCACCAACTAAATATTGTACTGTTAATACTGTATTAGATGGTGATTGTCCAAATGTTTCAGAATTTAATAATTTACTAGTATCATAATTTAAATTTAAGTTACTAATATTTTTCAATCCTACACCAACTAATTCAGAATTTGGATATATTACTTCATCTGATGTTGCATCTGTACCCGCACCAAATTCAAGATATGTTGTATTATTTGCAGTAACATTTACAACAAACTTTCTTGATGTTTTAAAACTTTTAATTAACTTAGGAACTTCGGATGAATATTGAACATAAGTATTATTGGTAAAACTAGTATTTTCTGTTTCTGTAAATATTAAATCTTGTGCCAAATAATCAACTTCATACCATTTATTATTATCACTATCTTTTACGTCAATAATATCAATTACATTAAGTTCAGACAATGATATTTTATAAAATGGTACAGATGCACCTACTGTAAATGATGATGTAGTAATCTTACCGGCAATAACTTTTGTTGATTTCTTTAATAAGAAAAATTGTGGTATTCCATAATTATCTCTTGAATAAACAGTCACTTCTCTAGGAGAAAACTTACTATCAAGCGAAAAATCAACAGGATCAGTCGTTATAAAACTTACACCGCTTTCATTAGATACTTCCATATACTCTCTTATCTTAAGAGCATAGTTGTTATCCGGAATATAGTTGTTATTAGAATCCTTAATAGAAGGAATTAATTGATATAAATCAATATTTGTAGTGGAAGATTTGGTTGGTTTTGTTTTGTAACCAAGATAATTTGCTAAAGCAAGAACATTTTTTCTTTCTTCTGCATATGGCATTAAACTTTCTTTAAATTGATAATCAGTATAATATGAAAGAACATCTCCAATATAAGATGCCATTTCAATAAACATCATACCAGGAGATGCATCACTAAAATCTTTATACGTTCGTGGAAAATATGTTTTTGAATATTCAATTAAAGACGATTTAAAAGAAGAAAAGTCTCTATTAAGATACTTAATTTCTCTACGAGAACTATTAAAAGACTTTTGTATGATGTCTGCCATAATTATATATTATTTTGATTAAGTCTCAAAGTAAGAGTATCCGTTTGATTGTTAACCGTAAATTGTATTTTTATATATAATGTATAACTATCTGTAAGTTTATTTTTTTCTTGATTTGCTATGTTAATATCCACTTTATTTACAGTAACACCTGGTACATAATTTTTAACTTCATCCGTAATAATTTGTTTAATTATATCAGGAGAATCTTGTAAATTTTGGTCGAATAGATATTCTTGTAAACCAGAACCAAAATTAGGATTCATTCGTCTTTCACCTTTTTTGGTTCTTAACAAATTAGTAATATTGGATTTTACTTGAGTTAAAGTATCGTAACTTTGCTCAAAGTATCCATTTCTGCCAATTTGAAGTGGTAATGTTAGTCCTATAGGATTCATATTATTCCATTGATACCATACCGGAACTTATAGATCCAGTTTGTTTCTTTTTATCAACGGCTTTCATTAAACTTCTAAAATCTCTGTTAAGAACATTCATTACTTTACCTTGTTCTTCTGTTACAGGAGCAACTGGTTGTGATGTTTCTATAGATTCATTCATCTGCATACCAGCAAATGCTTGTGATTTAAAAGAAGATTCAAGTCCAACCATTGAATTTTCATTTGGTATTTTAACCACAGTTTGATTTAAAATTTCATTCAAAATAGGATTACTTGAATACTTTTTAATTTCTTTTGGCTTTTGAACCGATTCTTTTACTACAGTTTTGGTTGTAACAGTAGATTCATTAGATTGAATCGTACTTGATTGTTTTCCAGATAATACTTCTGTCAACACTTTTGGAATTAAAGTAGGTAATGTTTTATTTAACTCTTCTTTAATTACAGATCTAATTAGTTCTTTTAATTCATTGCTTTTCATACGCTATATAATTATCATTAAATATTACCTATTGTATTATTTATTTTGTTATTTATTGAAGACGGATCAGGCAACTTTGGTATTTTTATAACTTTTACACGTTTCCCTATTGTTTGTTTAAGTTTAGATTGAGTTTGAGTTCCTAATTTTTTTCCTGCATATTTACCAACACTTGAACCAACACTTCCTAAGTTTGATCCTATAGTATTTGCAATTTTATTTGTAGGTAAATATCCACCAATAGCAGTTCCCAATTTAGAACCAACCGAATCTCCAACTTTTGATCCTACATAACCACCTACTTTTTCACCAACACTACTATCTAACACGGTGTTAATCACACCTCCTACTTTTTCATTTACTACACTTAATTTATTTCCTACTTTTCCAATTACATCTAATGGTTTTGATCCTACAACTGACGTGGCTTTATCAGTAACTTTTCCAGCAATTGATGAAACTTTATCTGTTGCTTTTCCTGTAAAACGATCTACATTTTTATTTGTTATATTATTTGCATCAAAGTTATATGGACTATAATCTGATACATTTACTAACCCATTTGTTTTTTCTGAAATTGTATCTGAAACCATACCAACTTTTGATGTAATTCCACTCGTTACGCTTTCTATTTTATTTAAAACATTACCTGCAATATCAGTTGTTTTACTTATAACACCACCTGTTACACTATCAACTTTTGATACTACATTTCCTACAACACCATAAACTTTAGATGCGGCATTTCCTAAAATACCAGTATCAACACCACTTAAAACATCTTTTGAAAAATTACTTACTCCGCCAATAGCACCACCAACAAAATTACCTGCAGAGCCACCAATTGAAAGTTGTGTTTTTGATGCAAATTTATCTATTGATCCACCTACTTTACTGGAAACATCGGATTTTAACGATGTAACAAATTTCAATCCATTAGATCCTTCAGTTGGAGGACCGGGTAAAGCGGGATCTATATCAACAAATGATTTTAATTTATTAATCATAATTAACTTTCTTCATATTGTATTTCTACTGGTCCTTCTCGTCTTACTTTTCCTTTAAATGCTCCCGGTAATCCTTGTCCTGATATTATGTTTACAGATACGGGTTCTGTAGCGTTTTTAAATCCCTCCGGAGTAACTCCATCTACTCCTGGAGCATAACCACCACCTGTAACAAATACTCTTCTACTCATTAATTTATCAAGATTATCTCTTAAAAACTTTAATTGTTGATCTTGAACTGATTCTTGAGTTTTATTTGGATTTGCATTACCAGTTTTTGGATGTATATGATTATACCAATGAACGTGATTTAATAACCAATTACATAAATCATACATCCAATCTACTGTGGTTTGTCCCAATAGTACTGGTTCATTTGTTTGCCCATATTGACCTAAATAAATAGCAGGACTATTAATTACTGTTTTATTATTGGTAGTCATTACAATTTGATCGTGAGCATCAACTGTATATTCACTATCAGTTACAATTCCATATCTTTCTTTTGAAAAATGTAATGTTTCTCCAAATCTACTACTTAAAATCAATCTATCTGTATTAATTACTATTTGATCCCCTTTTAAATTTTCTGCGTCAAAATTATATGCAGTAGAACCGTTTGGGGAAAATAATGGTTGTTCTTCTTTTCCTTGTTGAAATATAGACTTATAACAAGTTGTTCTCCATTTTGATTTTGTTAATCCTGATGTAATGTAAATTGAACTTCCGTCATGATTTATGTCTTCTTCAATTAATCCACCAACATTTTTCTGTGAATCTGTAATTGCAGGAATTGCTGGGAGTTTAGGATGTACAAATATAGGTTTATCCAATGACAATTTTCTTTGTCTATTTCTAATTAAAACCATTGGATTCCCACATCCTTCATTGGTCGCATTTACCGTAGGATCACCTTTATAATCAGAATAAAAACCTTTGTCATTCTCTCTTATATTATCATATGCCGAAAAACGAATTGATTGTCCATGACGACTTTCAAAAACAGTATCTCCTTCATATCTTTTTAATTTTCTAATTTTTGAATTTGATAAGAAATATGAACCAAGTACTCCTTTTACTTGATTATTTGCAATCTTTTTATGTGCATTTAAAGATTTCGGTCCATCCACTGCTTCTGTTTTTATATCATCGTCAGATACTAAATCTTTATTTCCCGTATTGTTTCCATAAAAAGATTCTAATCTAAAATTAGATTCTTGATTTACAAATCCATTTAGATTTAATTTTCTAGTGTAAAATAACTTATCTAAATATTTTACAA